CGTCGCCGATCATGTCGCCAATCGGATGGTCCTGCGCCAGCTTCGCGCGGCGCTGGGGGTTGTCTACCCCAAGTAGATCCATTGCCGCCGGGTACAGCCCGCCCGTCATGCGGTCATTCCACTTCGCAACGCCTGCCTGAAGGGGCCCCGTGACAAAATCGGACACGCTGGACGCAGCGCCGGAAAGTGTCTTCCGCCAGTCCCGGTTCGCCGTCGCGGCGGCCATTGGATCGGCGATCGGCGCAGCATCCGAGACGCCAGGCGGCGGCTCCTCATACAGCTCTTGGTAAATTTGCGCTGCCTTTGCGCGGACTTCCGGATCGGAAGACCGCGTGGCCTCGATTAGCCCAGCGCGACGGGCGTCAGCAGCCACGTGGCACCCCTGAATCTGGTACCATTACATCCATGGAAAACGATCCCGACTGGGGCGCTCGGTACCTAGCCGCCACGCAAAGCACCGGGCGGGCTGATGTCATCGACGGCGCGACGACGATCCTGGGCGCGCTCCTGAAGGTGGCGATCGTGGTCGCCGCCGTGAAGTTTCTGTTCTTCACTTAGCCGCCCCTTTCTTGGCCTTGAGCCCGCCGAGTAGCGCGTCCGCTGCGGCCTCTGCCCGTCGCTTCTGTTCTTTCTGGGCGTCGAGATCCTCTTGTGAGATCTGAAGGCGATCGAGAAGCGCTTGGCGGTAGGACGCGATCTCTCCCGGCACCGTTTTGCTGTAGTGATCGTTTTTGAAACGGGAGTCGAAGTTTTTGACAGCTGACAGGGCGTTCTTTCGCGCCGTCTGCTGAGCGTTCTTCACGAACAGCTTGAGCGCTGCCCACTCTTGGGGGCCTAGGTCGCCTTCGGTCATGGTCGCCCACTTGGTCGCCCAGTTGGCGGGCATGCCGGCCGTGTTCTTGACGGTGGTGTTCAGGTCGGCTTCGGTGAGAACGCCAGGGCCGCTGATCTGCTTGGCGATGTTAAACAGAACGCTTCGCTGTTCGACCGTGGATCCGGTGCTCGCAACGTTGTCGGCCGCGCGGGCAAGTTCGGGGACCTTGGTTCGATTTTCCCAGTCGCCATAAGCGGTGCGGGCGCCCGTCACCCGCTGCTCTTCCACGCGAGCCTGCTCACCCCGGCCCATTTCGTTCTTGCGGTTGCTGGCGCTGACGCGCGCGCGCTCAAGGGCGGCTTGGCGATTCAGCTCCGCTTCGCGGGCGCTTTCCACGGCCTTGCCGCTCTCGGTGGGCTTCATGGTCCCGGCCCTCGTGAGCTGAGCGATCCGCTTCGCCTGTGCTCCCGCCAGGGGATCCATCAGCGCGATCGCATTCTCGAGCCGTTCGGCCTGGCCCTCGGGGCCCATGGCGCGAATGTCGAGATCCTGTGAGGTGCCGTCCCCGAAGTCGAGGGTGTGAAAACCACGGTTCGCCTCGCGCGCCTCGGCCAGCTTGCGCACGCGCTCGGCCTCTTGCGCTGCCGCCTGCTGCGCCTCGGGGCTCTGGGTCCATGCGCCCTCGGGATCGTCGTCGTCGGCCGCCCCACGCGTAAGCGGGAGCTGCGGGATCGCCTGCATGAGAGCGGGATCCACGGCCTTTGGCTGGATCTTCATCCCCTGCGACTGCAGGTAGGAGAGGCCCGCCGTTTCCTGGCCGGGCGTCGCAAACATGCCCGTGGCCTCTTTGATCGCCTTGCCCCGGTGCTCTTGTGCAAGCGCCTGCGCCTGCGCCTTCTTTTGCTCGGCATCCGCGCGGGCGATCGCCTCGGCGCGCTGGTCGTCGCGCAACCGCGCGGCCTCCTGTACCTCGGCCTGCTGCTGCTGGAACGCCAGGTTCTGCTTGAAGTGATCTTCCGCCTGGGCTCGCTGGGCGCGCTCTTGCTCTTGGGCCGCCCGGCGCTGCAAAACAGCGTCGAGGGCGTTGGACAAGAACGTCATGCCACGGGCGGCCCCGCTCTGGGGTACCTCGCCTTGCAGTGGTGAGTAATTGATCGCCATGGGTTACGACCCGAAGGGGTTGTAATTGAGCGGCTTGACGGGCATCACCGGCTTGGGAAGAACCGGGGCGGGCGCGGGCTTGAGGTTGGTGGCGGCAGTGCCAAGACCCTGGGTGAGGATGCCCGCGGCGCGGAACATTTCGTCCGCCTGCTGCTGGGCTTGCTCGCGCGAGAGACCCGCGCCGGAAATGAGCGTCTGAATGATCTGTTCTTTGATTTGGGTTTGCTCTGCGGCAGAGGCGCTTTTTGCGCGTTCCACCAGCGACGCGCTTGCCGTTGCCATGGCCATTTGATCGGCCATCGGGTAGCGCTCGCGGTTCTCGAACATGGTCTGCGAGACCTGAGCGGCGGCGCCCTGTCTGTCGAGTGAGTTGATCTGATCGAGATCGCGGTTGCGGGCCAGGCCTGCGTTGAACTGCTCCGCAGAGAGCTTGCCCGCATCGAGATCGGTTGCTGACTTGAACATGTCGTTCAAGCGCGTGCGGTCTTCCTGGTCCGCCGCGAGGCCCGCCGTGGCCGACGAATTCAGCCGGGTGGTGGACTGGGTGGCGAGCTGGTTGCCGACGCTGGCAAGGCCCTCGCCCTGCGCGAAGCGGGACTGATCCGCCTTGTCGTAGATGTCCGCGCCAGTCTTCAGGCGGTCCAGCATTGCGGTGTCGCTGTTCTGGGCCAGCTTGCCGGCAAGGTCGATGCGGCTGCGGCCGGCTTCGTCTGCCGACAGGCCGAGGGTGCCGCTCTTGAACAAGCGATCAAGCTGCAGCTCTTGCGCGATCTTGGCGGCATTGGTCATGCCGGTTGCGTTGCCGCGGGTGGATTCGTCGGCGGCCGTAGCGCCCTCCAGCCCGAGGCCGTAGCGCGCGATCTGTTCGGCACCGGCGGACTTGCTGAAAGACTCCGCGGCACCAACGCGACCAAGGCGCGCCTGATCGGCCTGGCCTGCGAGCGAAGCCATATCACGCGCCTGCGCGGCGCCAAGCTCGCCCTCCAGCTCGTACATGCCGCGCCCAGTGGCGCCGGAGCCGAACACGCCCATGGCGGCCATCTGGTCCTGCAGCCGCCGCGATCGCTTGTCGTACTCGCGATCGTAAAACGTGTTGAGGCCCTGGTTGCCGCTTTCGTAGAGGTTTTCCGAGTAGGAATTCTCGCGCAGTTGCGGGCGGAAATAGTCGTACTCGGAGCCCGCCGAATTGGCGTCAACGAAGCCCGATCCGATCATCCCGTTGTAGAAGCCCTGGGTGTTGTTGTTGGCCTTCAGCATGTCGCGCACGTAGTCGTTGTTGACTTCGCCTGCGCCCCGGTTCCGAAGCTCGGGCATCATGCTGTAGACGTTGGATTCACCCGCGCCCTGGCCCGCCAGCTGGGGAGCGGCGGATCCGTAGAACGCTTCGCTGGCACCTGGCGCGCTGAATGAGCGCGGATCCAGCCCCTGGGCGTAGTTGCTGGTCAGGTTCGGGCCGCCGAAGTAGCCCGCCGCCTGGTTCAGATACCCTTCGCCCTGGCTCGCCTGCTGAAGCTGGCCGGCCACGTTCCGCGCATTCGTGGATCCCGCGCTGGGCTGGCTGAAATTCGAAGTGATCGCGCCGTACGCGGTCTGCGTGTTGGTTGGCTGGAAGCCGGCGGCGCCATAGCGCCCTTGCAGGGCCAGCCAGTAGTTCTGGGCCTCGGTGGGCTGCTGGAACTTGTGGCCGTTGGCCGCATACCACTGTTCGTACGTACCGGGCGTGGTGAGCGCGCCGTTGGTTTTCGTGATCGTGCTGGGGCCGGGGACCGCAATCGATCCTGCGCTGGCGCCGTTCCAGGCGGGGGGAACCGGCTGCGTGGTGAAAGACGCGGGCGCGCTGAGGAAATTGCTCGCCGCCCCGGGTTGGGCGACGCTCGTGTACTTCGGCGGGGCCGCGGTGGGGGTGCCCACCCATGTGCCGCTGGTCGCGGTGTTTGCCCCCGGCGCGGGTTGCGGCTGCTGCGGGGCCCATTGAATGGGCGTGGTTCCCCACGCGTTCACGCCGCCATTCAACGTCGGGCCGTTGGTGGGCTGGACGGGCGGCAGAGGGGTGGTCCAGGGCGTTGCCATTTACCCGAGCCTCTTGAGCCCGGCGCCACCGCCCGGTGCCATCAACGTGTTCAGGGAATTCATCCCGGGGCGGACCGGGGCGGGCGCCGCCATGCCTGGCTGGCCGACCGGCTGGGGCAGCTTGCGGCCATAGAGCCGGGTCATTTCTGCCTTCACCGGATCGAAGTACGAAAGCGCCTGCTGCAAGTCCTGTTCACGCTGCGCGCGCTGGCCGGTCGCCAATTCCTGCAGTCGCTTGCGGGCCTCCAGGATCGCGGACTGTGACTGCTCGTTTGCTTCGTCCCGGTCCCGGCCAGCGAACCAACCCGCGATTCCGCCACCGAGGGCGCCGATGCCGGCGCCGATGCCGGCGCCCCAGGGGCCGCCGAACGAACCAATGGCGGCGCCGGTGCCGGCACCCGAGAGTGCCCCCGTTGCAATGTCTCTTCCGGCCATTAGTTGTTCCCCCCGAGTGAAAAGGTTTCTTCCGCGCGCGCTAGGACGAAGTCCACGGCGTCGGTGAATTCAATTTTCCATTGCCGCGATCGATACGTTCCGAGGCTCCGGCGCTCGATCGTGAAGACGTGATCGCCGGCTATTCCGAGCCCAAGGCGGATCGGGCTGCAGAATTCGCCCAGCGAATCGCGCCACGAAAGCAACACCTGGGGCTCGGTCGGTCCGGTTGCGTGCCCCCGCTTGAACGTGAGGCGGATCAGCTCGCAGTGCTTTTTGGCGTCGGTGCCCTGGTTGATGAAACCGGTCAGCACTTCCGCTTTGATCGTGGTCCCGTTGTCCGAATTCGCCGTGCTATCCAGCGTGGCGATCGTCCCGTCGGGGCATCCGACGAGGTGCAAATTGCGCTCTTCCCAATAGTAGAAGCTGGTGATTGGGAAGGCCGTGTGGCCCTGCCCCGCGGTCCAGCCGTGCCACTGGGCCCAGCCCCCATCCTTCTGGCCAACGAACGTGCGCCCGTCGCTGGGCATCAGCCAGCACATCATGTCGAACTGATCGGCCGCCCAGCGGAAGCCATAACAGTCAGTGACATCGTCGATCTCATCCAGCGTCGCTGAGATCGCGTCGCTCATCACGCTAATCGCGCGCCCGTCCGACGTGACGAACTCGCGGCGGTTGGTGAGCCATGCAAGCTGCTCATCCGCGCTGATCACCGAGTGCGCCGCCGCGATCCCGCGGTTGATCGCGCGGCCCGGGGAAAGGATCAGGTTCGGATCGGGGGAATAGACCTGCAGCGTGGTGGCGCCGAACGCAAACAGCTCGCTGCCATTTTCCCGCAGCGCCAGCAACGGATCGGGGCGCGCCTCGGCGTTGGTGAAGTTGAGCGGATCCCACTCTTCGGTGCCCGCGTCGCCCGGGTAGCTGTAGCGGATCCGTCCCGTCGCATCGACGTCGGTTTGGTCATCCGAGATCAGGCGAAGGTTGAGCGCGCAGACGTGATTGCAGTCGGGCGGCGATCCGCCCAGCGCCGAGAGGGCAGCGACGCCAAGATCCACCTTCATGGGGGCCCCGCCGCCAGCGATGACCAGTCGCCAGGGCGTGATCGCAAAGACGGGCCGGCCCTCTCCCTCCAGGAATGTCCCCGGAAGAGTGGAAAGCGTGAAGTTTCCAAAGAAGTCGCCGTTGGCGTCGAAGTCGATCTTGATCACCCGGCGCTCTTCGGTGACGTAGTAGATGTCACCGTCAAACGCGTAGATGCCGATCACCGCGGAGGTGTCCGTGGTTGCCTGAAATGCCGACCACGGCGTGATGCCAGGGCGGCGGCGAACCGCCCCCATTGCGTCGGTCATCACGTTGACCGCGAGTGGCGACGCCCCGGCGAGGGGCTGATCGCCCGAGCGCTGGTCATTGCCGAAGAAGATTTGCTTGGTCGGCATTTACGTGGTCTGCGAAGAGACGCACGTGTATTCGCTCGCGGCTGTGCGAGTGAACATCATGCGCCACGTAGTGTTGGCAGCAATGCTGGTGTACCCAGTCGGGACAATCCAAACAGCGTTCCACGCGACCGTGACCGCGGCGCCGGTGCCGTTCTTGAGAATGATCGTGAAGTCTTCGCCGATCGCAGTGTCAGTGATTGGCGAGCCGACCGTGTACGTCCCGGGCGCGCCGGACGTGTACGTGTATTGCTGAATCCGCGCCGTGCCCGCGGGCGGGCTCACGCCGACACTCCAGCCGCCAGTGACCGGCGTCCCCACAAGGCTGTCCCGGTACTGAGATCGCCGGCTGGTGAAGGCGTTCCCCCAGTCGACGGTTCCCGTACCGTTGATGAACTGGCACCCGGCCTCGGCGATGTTGCCCGAGCCGACCATGATCAGGCTGGACGCAGCAGTCTGAATGAACGTTGCACCAGACAACGAAACGTACTGAGCGGCGCCGCCGCCGCAGACCGCGAACGTGCCGGCCGCAAGGCTGAAAGTGAACGTGCCGCCGTTGATCCGGCCGTAGAAGCTGCCCGTGCCGAAGACAAAGCCCAGGGTGGCCGTCGCGACATACTTGCAGTTGGTGACGTCGATGTACGTCCCCGTGGCGCCTTCAAAGGCGTAGCTCGCGCCGCTGAAGGAATCGGCCACATAGCAATCGATGAAAGACATCCGCGCACCGGTGACGGTGGCGTTGCCCGCCTTGCTATTGCTCGTGTCGATCGTGAAGCGGCATCCGATACAGGTGACTTCTGCGCTGGCGTGCGATGCTGCCACGCCCACGATCTGGTGCCCCGTGGGCATGGTGCAGTTGCGGACGGCGACCTTGGCGCCACCAGTGACCGAAATAACCGTTCCGCCGAGGCCCACAGCCGTCGTCGTGAACGTGAGGTTTTCGATCACGTTGAGGCCTGAGCCCGATAGGATCAGGTAGGTGGCGCTGGCCGATGCCGTGGTGATCGTGGCGCTGCCGAGCGCCAGCAGGTTCACGCCAGCGGGGACCGTCACGCCTCCAGTGATCTTGTAAGTGAGCCCGCCCGGGAAGACCACCAGGCCACCACCAGCCGTGCTGGCGGCATTGATCGCCGCCTGAATGAAAGTGGTGTCATCGGCGATGCCGTTGCCCACGGCGCCGTACGCGGTGACCACGTAGAGCACGGCGCTGCTGGAAGCCAGGGCAGCGGATAGCAGCGTGGCCGAGCCACCGATCAGCGCGCGCCCGTCCACGGCCCCAAGGCTCGTATAGAAGTCCGAAAGTACCTCATGCAGCGTTGTGCGCCCGCCAGCAACGATGGCCCCAACCGCGTTGGGGCCGGTGTAGCCTAGGTTTTCAACCCGCACCTCGCGCGCGTCGGTGCCCCACGTGAACGTCTTCACGGTCGCGCCGCCGGCGGTCTTCACCACGACATCTACGCGGTCTTTGATGTACCGGGTGATCGCGCCGTACGCGTCCAGCGCGTGAGAGACCACCGCCGTCACGCCGTGGGGGTCGGAATACACCGACGCCGCGACCATGGTCCCCTCTTCGTAGAACTCGGCAGTCCCCGAAGAGGCGGCCGGGATCCCAGAGACCAGCGGGGCGACCAGCGAGGGCATTAGTAGGGCCCGCCGATCGTCATTTGCATATGAACCTTTTCGACGTCGGACGCGCGGGCAAGCGCCTTCTGCCGCTCGGCTTCGTCGAACAGGAATTTCACCCGGCCCAGCGGCGCGGACTTCGCCAGCGCCAGGTTGTACGCGAGCGAAAGCATGATCGCCTTCTGCCAGCGACGGGCCAGATCCAGGGTGACGATGCCGGTGTCATTGTCGCGCGGGAGTCGCATGCGGCTATAGCGCAAGGTCGACGCCGCCGAGGGGACCGGCCACAAGACCACCTTCACCGTGGCGCCGCGCTCGATAAACGCGGTGGTGGGCGTGCCCTGCGTGGTCTTCATAGAAATCATCTGGTAGTCGCCGCGGGCGATCGCTGCAACGGGCGTCTCGTTTCCGCCGCTGACATAAACGGTCCCCACCACGTTGTCGGGCGAGATCGCCACGTCCAACGTGTCGGCGGGTAGCGTGTATTCCGCAGTCCCCGCGACCAGCGTCAGGGTCGTGCGCTCAACGTGAGTGACGACAACGCCCTCGGTCTGCAGGGCCAGCAATTCGACTTGCAGCAGGTCGGCGGCGAGCGAAATGTCATCGCCGGTCATCGTCTGCGAGGCTTCAAGGAGCCCCGCGAGCTGGCACGCGCGACGAATGAGAACGTCACGCCCCAGCTCGAAAGCAGTGTTCGCGGAAACGGTCATGGAATGGACCGCCCCGGCTTCGCCACCGCGCTTGCAGCGCCCGCAGCGTTTGCGCGCGTGAGTGTCACCACGTCGCGCCCGCCCTGATCGTCAGGGCACGCCCAGCGCCCGGCCGCGTCCCTTCGCAGGTCGCTCCAGTACCAGACGATCCCGCAGTAATCGCACATGCGCCGGTGCTCACCCCGTGGGCCGGGCAGCGGGTATTTGCGCGGCATGGTTCGCATTGGCGTTTCTCCGATAAGTGCCGGGATCCGCGAGAGGGAGAGTTTTGAGAACGTCCGACGACGCCCCAGCACAAGGCCACTCGCGTGGGGCGCCGTCTTCCCGCGGATCCCGACAAGCTGGGGTTAGGCGTTCGAGAAGTAGAAGGCGCGGGGATCAGACCAGCCGCGCGCCCACCGAGCCGAGATCCCGTGGTTCACCACCTCGGTCGCCTCGTCGTACCAAGTGCGAGACTTGGGCTTCCGACGCCAGAGCAGCTTTAGCCCGCCGGGTGCGTCGGTGACGACGGCCCAGTTGGTGGAGCTGCCCGTCCAATACGGCACCGGGATCTGCTTGATCCCCATGCCGTGAACAACGTTGATCTCATTGAACGCGGACTCCGGAACCTTGTCAGAGCCAAGGATCCCCTTCCACGCACCCCACTGTGCGACCGGATGCAGGATCGCCTTCACCCGGTAACCCTCGACAATGCCGTCGTGTCCGGGCATTGCCATAACGTTCTGGATGATGGAGATCAGCGCGGTTCGCGAAGGCGACAGGGCAACGCCCAGCGTATTCGAGAACGTGCCGCCACCCGGGATGGTGTGTGAGGCGCTGGCAAGCGAGACGCCGTCGCCGCCAACATAGGACGCGTTCGCGGCCCGGTTGAGGACGTTGGCGCAATCGATTTCCAGCGTCTTGTACACCGCACGCTTCAGCCGGCGAGAGGCGTTGATGTACTTGTCGTTGTACTTCCCGTCCTCTTCCAGCTCCTCGGTGATCTGGAGGATCAGGCCGAATTTGCGGGCGATGTAGCGGGTCATCGGCCCCTCGTAGAGGGAGCCAACTTCCAGCGCCTGGCCTTCAGCGCGCTCGGTCGCTAGACCGGGCCCGCCGTTTTCCAGATCGTCGACATAGGCATCATCCATGGTGCCGACGTTCATGTACTTGGTGCACACGAGGTCGCTTTCCACGTTGTCCGTGGAATCGGTGATGATTTTGTCCAGAGTCGCTTTGAGGGTCTTATACGCGGTGGTCGTCGTGATCGTAGACATCGGTTAGACCCCCGTCGTGGTGCCGGCCGCAGTGTCCTGCGTGAGGTTGAATTCAACGTGCAGCTTCACGCCAGCGGACGCGAAGTCCTGCAGGCTTCCCTGGCTGGGAATGTCGAGGATTCGGCAGCTGAGCGTTGCAGTCGTGTTGTGCGTGGAAATGTCCAGCAGCGCGCCCGACTGTTCGCCCGAGGGCGTACCGGTGACCCACTCGCAGTTTTCACCGACGGCGGCCTGATAGGTCGCTTGGGTGGTGAAGGTGACGGCGTCGTCCGCGTCCACTTCGAAGATCTGGCCGCGGGCCTCGATGACCCGAACCAAGCTCTGGCGGGCGAGGTTGGATCCGTAGGTGGTCGACGCCGGAAGCACCGCCCCCTTGCGCATGACCGACCCGTCCCAATACTGCTCAGCACCTTCGAAGATGCCGATCACGCGGTCGCCGGGAGCGGCGGCCTGAATGGTGCCCGTGCTCGCAAGCTTGACGGGATCACCGCGATAAAGAGCCGTGGCGTATGCGGACGCGACGGGGAAGATTCGGACCGGGGCGCTTACACTGGCGGGTGCACCTTTGTTGATCCGCCAGCGGAAGCCGCCTCTTGAAAGGTTGGCCATTGGTTACGCTCCTTGGGAGTCGTCAAATGGCGCGGTTTCGCGTCGATCAACCCCAACCGCGAACCCTCGGCCGCGCATCCCATCCCCATCAATGTTCCCGTCCCGGAGGATCCGGCGGTCCATTGTGTCGGCATGCGCCCAGCCCTGGGCATCCCGCGCTTCCTTCTCTTCCTTCGGGCAAGAGACAAGGATTTGGCCCATCGAAGTGACGGCGTTGCCCTCGGTCACCACTTTCCCGATCGCTGCGCGTGGACCACCGGTCCGCACGTGCTCGACTTCGTAACCAAGGATGTCCGTATAAAACGGCGTCCCGGTCTCTTCGTCGTTCGGGTTGGTCAGCACATAGTGCCGACTCGGGTCGAGGTTCTTAACGCGATCAATCGGTCGAAAGCCGTCCGCGGGTCGCGAAACCGGATCGTGACGTTTACGCCCTGCCATTTGCAGTGCTCCATGTGGTTGGATCCGCCTGTTAAGGCCCAACCCGCACACCGCGAGGCGTTCGCGACGGGGCAATGGGGGCCCGGGTGTTTGCGCCAGACCCGCTTACAGCGGCGGCCACACGAACCCACGTCGCAGGGAAAGCATGGGGGCGCACACCGCCCCTTTGTCAATGCTTCCGCCTTATGTAATGGCTAGTTTCGTTAAACCAAGCCGTTGGGCTTGCCCACCTCGCGCACCCATTTGCGCACGCGTTCTTCGTCCGACAGGTTTTCAATGTGGGACGTGTAGGCCCGTGCAGTCCGCAGAACGTTCTGCGTGGGCGTGTATTGCCCGCTCGCTGAGCTAGCGGTGCCAGCGCGGCTGGGGACCGACGTGTAGCGCGATTGCTGGCTTGCCGAAGGTGCAGGGGCCTTGCCCTTGCGAAGCCCCGCAGCGGTCAGCACACGCTCGCAGGCTTCACGCGCCGTCGCGATCGACTTGGGCTTACCCCGGGCCAGCATGTCGGTCATTTCCGCCATTGCCCGCAACCGCATTGGCTCATTGTTGACAAACACCTCGGGGAATTCGGAAACCAACATCTGGTTGGCGATCCGCTCTTCCGAAACGTCGTTCTGGGGCTGGCGCTTGCTCAGCACCGAGTTGACTTCAAGCTCGCGGCGCTGGCGTTCCAGCTTCCGCCATTGCTTGCTGGCCTTGTCCACGTCCTCCTGCGACGAGTTGGGGTTTTGCACCGAATGCAAAAGCAGCTGCTGCTGCTGCTCCAGCGATTCGAGCTCGGCCTCCAGCGGATCGGTTTGCGTGGGCGCCGGCATGAACACCGGTTGCTGCTGCCTGACCGACACGGCCCCGCGCAGCTCTGCCAGCTGGCGCTCCAGGGTTTCCACGCGCTCCTCTGACTTGCGGGCGCGCTCCTTGATCTCCCGCGTCTGCGCGCGGCGGCCCTTGCGGCCCTCGGGGGCATCAGCGGATGCGCCCTTGTCGGGGCCGTCGTCGTCGTCAACGTCGTTCAGATCGATCGTGACCTGATCGGTTGTCGGGGCTGCAGGCTCGGCGGTTTCCGGTAGCTCGTCGTCTTCTCTTGCCATGGTCAGATCCCTTCGTCGCCTTCCGGCGGATCAATGCGTTCGCGATCACCGACGGTCACGCGGCCCTCGTGATCCATCTGCATGCACAGCTCTCCCGATTCGTAGCGCTCAAGCAGGTCTTCCCCGCCGACGACTTCAGACGATCGCAGCACCAAGATCCGGTGCTGGCGGTGGGTCTTGCTGTAGTAGGTCCGTTCCCACGGCGACATGCGCGCGGTCACCACCACGTCGCCCAGTTGGATCCCGTGGGAAAACAGGTGCTCGATTGCGCGCGGGCCGGCCATGATCAGCACGCCCACCTGAGCGACCAGTTTTTGTTTCATCTGGTCGGGCAGGATGATCCCGCCCGCGGTGGTCTCTGGCTGCGTGTCTTTGTCGATCGGGTAGACGAAGATCCGATCGAACGTGGGGGCAAACGTCGGGAATTCGATCCCGTGTTTTTCCATGCGCTGGCGCAGAAGCGCGGGCCGCAAGGGCACGTCGAGCGGCGGGGGCGGCGGGGGCGCCTTGGTCGCGACCCTTTCCTTTCGAAAGGCCTCGTCCAGATCCGTCTGGTCCCGCACCGCCGCAAGCTGAGTCTCGGTCAGATCGGTGATCGCCATCACTCAGCCTGCCCTTCGGTCTTGGTGATCAGAGCGATCAGGAAATTCACCTCGGCCGCGCGCCCGCCGGTTGAATAGATCGCGGCCTCGGGCTGGCCGCTGATCGTGTGGCTCTCAAGCAGCTCGTGCAGCGCTTGGTACCGCTGGCGCAGCATCCACACCACCGATTCGACGAACGGGTGGCCCCGTCCCTCCTCGATCACTTCCTGTTTCAGGTGCTCTAGCTTTTTCATGTGGCCTTTCGTGCGGGGGTTGGGTGGTTACGCTTGCGGGGGTCCGGGTTGCGGGCCCTGGATACCGCCGGGTGCGACGGCGGGGATAGGTACGCCCGGAGGCGGGCCGGGAGCGGGCCCCGGCGGTGGTCCACCAGGCGGCGGCGCACCGGCAGGGACTGGCATCCCTGGCGGCATCGCTCCGGGCGGTGGTGGTGGCGGCATCATTGACAGCGACGTGGTGGGCGGCGGCGGCGGCGGCCCCAGCAGCGGGATCAGGTTCTGTTTGCCGCGCGCCCGGAAGGCTTCCGCAACGGCGGCGTAAACCAGGGCGTTGTTGTTCTGCAGGTGCGGGATCTGACCGACCATGCCCACCACCTCGTCGGCCTCGCTGATCCGCTGTGCCTGCGAGGTGAAACGCACGTCCGCGGTGAACGTGACCGAGTAGTTGCGCCGGTACATGTCGCGGCCGATCGTGATCTCCCGCGCGGGCTTGCCGTCGGGCCCCATCACGTGCTCGCGCGCATCGGAAAAGTGATCGTTGACGGCAACCACTTCGGTCTCTGGCAAAAACATCGCGTTCAACCGCGCGTTGTTCACCAGGATCCGATCGAGAAATTGCAGGTATCGAATGCCCGCGGCGGAAAGCTGCTTGGTGGCGCGTTCCACACGGGTGGCGATGCCCCGGAATGTCTCGCCGCTCTTGCCCGGCTCACCAGAGAGCACGCCGGGTGCTGCGACCGCTGAATCGGCGTTGTCGCCGGCAAAGCGGACGATGTCCATCAACTGCGGGTTCGCCTGGCCGGCGCGCAGCTCGACGATCTGGTTTTTCAGGTTTTCCATGTTCACGCCCTTTGCCCGGAAGATTTTCCCGGGGGTCATGGCGAGCGTGGACGAACCGAGATCGAGGCCGTCGGGCACGATCAGCGACCAGATGTTTGCCAGAGTCGCGCTGTCATAAAGGCGGTTGAGGGATTCATCCGCCAGCTTGTTCAGCTCGGCCAGCACCGTCCCGAACGAGAGGCCGAGCGCGCCGTTGGGGTTGTAGATGCAGCGGCCGTGGGAAAAGTTTTCGATCGGCACGCGGCGGATGGGTTGCGGGGACGTCACGCCCGCGGCCTCATCCATCCACGGCGGCGGCATCGGCGGCGGCACCTGATCCTGCTGCATGGCCTGCATGAGGGTTTCCCGCTCGAACGGATCCACCTCGGGCATCGACAGGCGCATTTGCAGCTCTTGCTGCTGGGATTCCACCTGCTGGTGGTGCTGCATGTCGGCCGTGTACCGCTCGAGATCCTTGACCTGGCGGTCGTATCGCTCGCGGTCGCGCCAGTCCTCTTCGTCGCGGATGTAGAGCTGAACAACGGTCTTCCGTTGCGACTCGACAACGACGCAAACGGGGCGCTCGCTCTTCTCACCCGGCATGCGCAACCAGCCGTGATATTCGTAAAACACGTACGGCGCGCCCGGGTCAGCGTCGGGAGCAATGATCCCCTCGTGCTTCGCCGCCTGGTCGCGGTTCTTGGTCTCGATCACGTCCCACGCGGGCGGGGCCTTTTCGATGACCTTGTCAACCTGGGCCCACGTGTCGCTGTCGCGAAGCGTGTGTAGCTCGTTCTTGTACTTGCGAACGATCCGCACCTTGTAGGGCACGTCCGACAGGTCGACCATGACCGTGGTCCACACGAAGGGGATCACGAACTCTTCGCAGTTGAGAATGTCGTGGCGGTTGCGCCGTTGAACCGGGTCGTACCAGGAATGGCAGAACACCGATCCCGCGGTGAAGAACTCCATAACCCCGATCTCTTGCTGCGTGAGGAAATCCGTCAGCTCGTTCCGGAGCTGGAAATTGCCGTGCAGGGTGAGCGCTTCGGCGTCTTTGTAATCGTCGGGGCCCGTGGGGCGGACGCCGAAGATCGTGTCGCGATCAATGAAGATCTCGGTGTACACGTTCGCCGTCAGACGGAGGATCCGTTCCATCATCAACGGCACGTGCGCGTTGGCGCAGTCTTCGAACGGGAAGCTCTTCTTGCGAAGAAAGCCGGTCAGGATCTTGTTGTTGTCTTTGCGCCGCTCCCGGTATTCCTCGGAGCTATCCCATGCGCGGTTGAAGTCGTCGCACACCTGCTTGGCGACGGTCTTTGAAAGCCACTCCTTGCCTTCTTCGGATTGCAGGAAGAACGGCACGAGGTTGGGGGATTCGGCATCCTCAACCCACGTTGCAAGTAGGTCTTCCCCCTCTTTGTCTTTGTCGCTTTCGCCGTGGGGTTCCGGGGCTGGGTTGCGCGGATCTGCACCTTGCTCGTATTCCATCAATTCCCCCCGTAGCCGTAGGACCCGCGCGGTTTGCTGCCGCTGCCTTCGTCGTCGTCGTCGTCGTCAAAATCTTCGGCGTCGTCTTTGCCCGAGGGCAGCGGGTTCGCTGCGGCGGCGTAGCTGACGGCGTCGTACCAGTGATCGGGCCCGCCCTTTTTCGGCATCTCCGGATCGGTCTCGTCAGTGCCGAGCGCGGGGATCGTGGAAATGCACTTGATGCAGGTCTCGAAAAACATCAGCCCCGGGCGGCCGTTGTACCCACGTTGGGTGAGGCGCTTGATGATCTGCTGCGCGGCCATCCGCCGGCCCTTGGTGGCCTTCTGCCAATAGACCCCGATACGGGCCATATCGTCGGCCATCGAGGGACCGCGCCGGCCGCGCTCTTCCCATAGCTGCGTGTCCATCGGGCCGTTCAGCCGCGATCGATTGTGCAGGTTGTTCCATTCGTTGTTGGCGCGCTCGATGTCGCGGATGGCTTCCGCCACTGCGATCGCATCGTGCTTCACCTTGGCCTTGGGGCCGTTGAACGTGCGCTCGCGGTAGCAGATCATTTCCCCTTCGGGTGAGATCGCCCACCAGAGGATCACGCACTGCTGTTTGTAGCCCCAGTCACCAGATCGAAAGCGCAACCAGCCGGACGGGATCCGGAAGGGCTTCACGATCACCAGCTGGGGATCCCAAACGTCGGCGAAGAACGCGCCCGCGACGATGTACCAATCACCGTCAAGCAGGGCCGCCCGAATGTGCGGCGGCCGATCACGCAAGCTCGCTTCGTACTGGCGGCGAAACTCGGGATCCGGATTGTCGGACAAACGCGCGGGCAAAAAGATCCGGGTGCGCTCTGCGATGCTGCCGTCGTCCAGGCGGATTTTCCGCCGGAAGATCACGCGGCCGTTGGGCGCGGGGTCGACAAACAGATCGCGAACCCAGTTGGCCGTCGGGTTCGTCATTGCGCGAACCTTCAGCATTTTGGAGAGCACCGGATCGGTGCTGCGGACACGCAAAGAAAGCTCGTCGAACGAGTCTTTGTGTTCGATCTCACCTATCTCATCGATCCCGAGGTGCGTGTACTCGTTCGACCGGTAATTCAGATAGCTGGTGGCGTCTTTGAGGTGCCCGAAGGAATATTTGTAGCCGGACGAAAACGTCCAGCGGTGGTTCTGCGGATCGTACTTGGCGTGCGGGTCCACCTTCTTGAAGAGCAGGTGCGAGCGGTGGATGGTTTGCTCAAGCCGCGGAAACTCGCGCCGCAAGTGAAGCGCCCAACCGCTGGAGTGCCCCCACTGCACTTCGCCCGCGCGGCACCGCTCGTGTTCCACCACCACCTGCTCCATGGGGTCCATGAGCAGCACAAGTGACTTTCCCGGGCCGGCCGCGCCGCCCCCGAGGGCTTCGTTGACGGTGAGCGCGTGGTATTCGCGCCCCCATGGGCTCGGCTCGTACTTCACCGGAAGCGCACTTCCGTTGTGTCGACGATGGCGACAAAGTCCATGGCGCCCGCGGCGGCGTCCCGGACTTCCAGGTAGACCGTGCGGCCGTCTATGCCGAAACGGGCATCAATGCCGGCCGCAGTTTCCTGCGAGTGGATCACCGTGCTTCCCGTCAGGGTGACCGCGCCGGCCACCGATGCGGCCAGGCCGCCGATGAGGTAGGCCGCCCGCTCCGCGCCCCCGGCGGTGGATGACATGCCCGCCACCGTGGCGGCCAGGCTCCAGGCCGCATCAGTGGGAAGCTCGATGGACTCCCAGATGCGGACATAGGCACCAGCCCCCAGCGTGCTGCCTGTGACCCGCTCGGTGCCTTTCGCGTTGGCCACCGTTCGGAGCTGGGCTAGCACCGGTTGCACCTCTCGGTTGGCCCAGTCCACCAACCCCTCTTGCTTGACGGGGCGGTCGGAAACCGCGAGCGAGATCGTTGACTTCAAGCAAGAACCTTCAAAATCGCCGCTCGCAACGCGTGTCGGATTTCGTTCGCGCCCTCGGGCAAGCCGCGCGACCAAGCGATCCGCTGGGGCTCCGGCAACGAAGGCCACTCCGGCAACCCGTACTCACCCAGGGCCGACCGAAGTGCTTTGTCGGCGTCGTAAGTGATCCGGGCCAATTGCATTGGCTGAAGCCGTGTTTCTACGTCCGGCACCCACTCCTTGGCCCGAAAGGGCACAATGCGGGTCTCTGCTTTGCGGTCGAGGCGCACAGCCAATCCACCGCCCTCGGCTTCCACGACGTGCCCGAGCTGGCCGTCGCTGAGGGAGCGAACCCTAGAACCAGCTTTCACGGGTCCTCTGTTCTTTCAGTTTGCGGTGTTTCGCGACCCTCGCCGCATACGCCGCTGCATGTGCCTCGCAGCGGTACGCCTTGCCGGATGTCACAACGCAACCGGCTTCAGCACAAAGACCCCTCGCCCTACGCTGCTTGCGCTTCCGCCTTTCCATGACGGATCGCCAGTAACCCGGTGCTGTCTTTCCCCCCATTTCCACAAAACACGTGTCACCTCTTGCGGCTGTCAATCCAAGTTGATAGGTAATGCGTGTAATTCGACCGTCGCACTGTGTCCTGCACGTGTGCGGGAGCGCACCGACGATTCAGGCGGGGAGCGGAAGAGGCTTGATCAAGGTCCTGAAGGGCGACTTGCTGAAATTGTCGACGGCGGAAGCGCTGGTGATCCCTGTGAACACATGGGGGGTCATCCCCAGGAAGGGCCTAGCCGCCGCGTGGGCGGCGCAGGCAGAGACCGAGGACATTGCCGCCTATCGTGACTTCTGCCGGGCCGGCCGGGCTCGGCTGGGTGCGGTGTGGTTCGTGAACGGCCGGAAGCCGGGCACGCAGACCCGATTCATTGTGTTCTTTCCGGTGAAAGGACACTGGCGAGAGAAGAGCAAGCTTCCCGCCATCCGTGAAGGCCTCGGGTCACTGCGTGCGTTCGTTGAGAAGCACAAAGTGCAATCGATTTGCGTGCCGGCCCTCGGTTGTGGCGGCAGCGGTCTTCCCTGGCGACAGGTGCGCGCGGAGATCGAGCGCGCCTTGGCCGATCTGGTCTGCGACGTGTACCTGTTCGCCCCAAGAACGGAAAAGAAATGAGCAAACCAAAGCCACCAGTCAGCGTCCGCCGCACGGACGAGCAGAAGCGCGCGATCTTGAAGGAGATAGCCGAACGGCCTCCGAACACGTCGATGGACCCGATCCTAAAGAAACACGGCGTCGCTCCCTCTAGCTATCACCAGTGGCGAAAGGTTTTCTCTGAGTCGCTGGACGCCAGACGGCCCGACGGCTCGAAAGATACCGGATACCCTCCTGAGTTTCGCGAGAAGGTGCTGGCTGACTATGAGAATGGGACCGACACGCTTAAGCAGGTGGCCGACAGGCACGGGGTAAGCACCGGCACGATCCATCAATGGCGAGTCGAGGCGAAGAAGATCCCCACTGGGTACTCTGCCCAGTTTCAAGAGGCCGTTGTTTTCGCGGTCAGCGCTCGGAAGCCCGGCGAAACACTTTCCACTTTTTCTCACCGCTATAAAGTCCCTGTAGCGACCATCTCCCGGTGGGTCCGAGACGCGGCGGCGCAGTCACCAGCGCCCCAGCAGACCGAGCTGGAGCTACTCGAAAACCCCGCGAGCGGCACAGCGCCGATGGAAACCGCCCCCGACAGAGCGAGCAAAACGATAGCCTTGCTCAAAGAGCGGATCGATCGACTGGAAGACACAATTTCGATTCTCCGTCCGTTGGCCAAGCTCGCGGTGAAGCGTGGCCTGCTGGAGCTTTAGAGCACTTGAAGAGGGAGGGCGCGAACATGACTGACGATCTCGGGATAACTCTGCTGGCCGCGTTTCAACTTGCCGAGAATTCACGGAAGGCCGCGGGCTTCGCGCCTCGCAAGGCACCCCATGAGTACTTCTACAAGCGGAGAGCCAAGGATGGTTCGAAACGCTTCCGCGGACCGAGTGCGTACAAGATCACGCTGTGGCTTCGCCCATGGACCTACGCCGATGCGATGGTTGAGAAGGCGAACAGCAACAACCCCGGCCAGTCGCTCACCAAGTTTCTGCAGAGCAAGCTTGAGGACGGTCTTTCTCACCACGCCACACGGCCCACCCCCAAGCCGGACAACGTGATCCCGCTGCGAAAGAAGCGATTAGAAGTCGTTCAGAAGAAGCGAAAGGGCCTCGACTTTTCGAAGGCGAAGAAGAACCCATTTGCGGAGCGCCTGCGTGGCACCGCCCGCTGAGTCTTCCGAGGCGGAAGACGCCGGATTTCTCGCAGACGTAAAGAACGCCCTTCAAAAGGCCCTTCCGAGGGCGCATGAAATGGTCGAGGCGGACGTTGCGTCTGGAGCTTCGCCGCACATCTGCATTCTCGCGCACCTACTCGCCGCCAAGCTCTGCGCCGCCGCTACCAGGGGCCCGGTGCCCTTCTTAGGCCTGTGCGATTTCGTGGAACGGCTGACCGTCTACGCCAAGAACAACGCCACGACGAAGGATCGGCCGCGTGGTTAAGCTCAAGCCGGCGCGCAATGCCATGAAATCGATCGCCCGCGGGGACGGCGAAAAGACCGAGTGTCCGCAGGGGCACCGCAAGGTGGGGAAGAACCTCCTTTGGCGAACGGTCAGGGGCAGGCTCGTGCGTGGCTGCAGGGTGTGCAACACGAACCACGTGATTGCGTACCAGAAGCGCAAACGGGGCGAGCGCGGTGGCCCCATGGGTGCCAGTGGTCGCAATGAGCGGATTTTGCCGCTCGCACCGCGACTGATGGCCACGCTGATCGAAGTCTATCGCGACGGTGGTTGCATGCCCGAGACGTACGCGGACCGCGCCAAGTTGGAGCTTCCGACTGTGTACGTGATGCTCGGCCGCCTCGCTGCTGCGGGATGGGTGGTTTCAACGACGACGTGGGAAGCCCACCCGCTGACAGGCAAGAAAGTGAACCGCGCGCGCTACGAATGCACGGACGTAGGTTTCAAGCTGGTCAACGGGTGGCTCGGCTTTTTGCAGGACGTGGGCCCCGAGATCGCGAAGATGATCAGGTGGCAAGAACGATGAACAACCCAATTGAATGCGAAGGCCTCAAGCCGTGCCGGTGCCCCGGGTGCGGTGAGAAGATCGATGCTGCCACCGCGGTGTCGCCCGACGTCCCGGACGGCTATCGCCCATCCGTGGGCGACTTCACCGTGTGCCTCTACTGTGCATCGGCCCTCGTGTTCGAGAAAACGCGCGGCTCGACCCTGCTGAGTTTGCGGCCGGCAACGATCGCTGACATCAACGCCCTGGATTCATCTTCCAAGCGCGACATTTCGCGCGCAACTGAGGCGATCTTGGCCGCGCGTGCACGCCGAAGGCGCAACTGATGAAAGCACTGATCATGTGCAACCGGGTGGGCGAGCAGAGCCACCGCCCGATCCCCGGCCAGGTGATCCGCCAGTGCCAAGACTGCGGGCACGACGTGCTCATTTCCCCCGCAACGATCAAGTCAATGCTGGGCTACCCCGATCACTTTTTCTGCTGCGTGGAATGCGGCGTGAAGCGCATCCCCCCGGAGGGCATCCCCGTCGATGTCAGCGAAGAGCAGAAGGAAGAGGTGAGAGCAGCCGGGTATGATCCGACCCTTCTAGATGGAGCCTGGCTCCAGCGAAGGGGATTTCGGAAATGAGCAAGCAGGACGCGGTGGCGGAAGCGATGCGGGTGCTGGCGGTTGCGCTGGAAGAGCTGGCGCTAGAGCAGAGCCAGCGGGCGAGCATGCCCGCGATGGTGGAAGTCCGCTACGTGAGCCCCGGCAACACGGTGATCGACTGCATGACCGATCCCGATCGATACGCGGTGGGCGGTGAAAACCGGTGCCTTCGTCTCAAACAGGTGATCGAGGAACCAAACTGATGGGATCACAAGACACGCTGATCGCTGACCTGATGAAGAAACCGCGCGACGCTTTCCGCGACCAGCTGATTGCCAACGCGCACGCGGGCCTTTACCACGACTTCAAGACGACGCTGGCCACCCCAAAGGTGCAGCTTGTGTCCGATCTCACTCGGTACGGTTACCGGGATCTTGCCCGCAAGACGATCCGCGGGGAGTACGACGACAACCCAGACGCAGGCGATTCCGCCGAAATGGACGCGATGATCGCATCCGATCCGATCCTTCAGCGGGCGTGGGACGAAATGAAGAAGACGCGGGATCCGATCGTGGCGGCGAAGATCCTGGCCGATGCTATGCGGAAAATGCAGGGCAAGCCGTGAATCAGGCGGTGCACGTCAGCGACGAAGACAGCCGCTGGGTTGAGGAATTCTTCGGCGAGCGCGCGCCGTTCGAATTCATCATGTACACGAACCCGTATGTTCACTACCGGCACGTTGCCTCGCAACTGATGGTGCTCGTCAGTGGCCGCCGCGAGAAAGACGGCAAGCGCTGGGTACACGTGTCGATGTCCTACCCGAACAAGCTCCCCGGCTGGAACGTGGTGCGGATGGTGAAAGACCGGTTCATCGGGCGAGACAAGAAAGCGATCCAGGTTTTTCCCGCTGACACCGAGTACGTCAACATTCACCCGTTTTGCCTGCACCTCTGGCACTGCATCGACGGGGATGGACTGCCTGACTTTCGTGTCGAGGGGGCGCAAATATGAAGTGCTACATCTGCGGCAGCGCTGACGGCGTGCTGTTGGCATTTCACCGCGTGCCACTCTGCAGGCGGCACCCTGGGGAAGTTGAACAGCGCGACGTCGATATCGCGAAGCTTCTGGAGCGACTGGAGCGCTGCCACCGAGTCGCCGAGGCCGAGATCGCGCGCCTGACCGAGTTTGTGAAGAGAGGACGTCGCGTGCTGATCCAAGTGGGCGAATACGATGCCCATCCGCCGCTCGCGTACATTGACTATCTTTGGGACACCAAGGAGTTCGCCAAGTGACCGATTTCCAGCTTGCGACCCTGTGCACCGACGTCGCGCAGTGGGTGTTTATGCTCTGGCTGCTGTCTATGATCAGAAGGGGGAAACAGTGAATGGAGAAAAAGAAGCCGCCTCGACAGGTCGGACACCCGGCGTTTGAGTACCGCGAGGAAGACAAGCCGATCAACTACGCGGGTGACGATCGGATCCTCGCGCTGTGCGAAGGGCTGGATGTTGTCGAGTGGCACCCACTGCCGAACGCAGAGGGCAAGGCCACTCAGGTGCACATCATCATCACCCCGGGAGCGGGCCCTCTCGACGAATTCAAGTTCCTCGTGCGACTCAAGAGCAAGGCGGCCTGCGATGCCTTCATTGAAACGCTACAGCGGCACCGGGATAGCGTCTTCGGGGTGTCGTGACGACTTTCGCAAAGAAGGTGATGGCCAACCCCTGGCGCTACCGCCTGAGCACGGCGTTCCGCGCATCCACCCGAGTCTGGCAGTGGTGCCTGAGGAACGAGCAGCCGTGGTGAACAAGTACAAGCGAGACGAGCACGGCGAAGTGGAAGAGTGCCACGACCTACTTGAATGGGCGCGGTGGTTCGAAGACGACGAGCACAGGGCCGTTGCGGTTGATGAGCTGGCCGACGGCGTGCGTGTCTCGACTGTCTTCCTTGGGATAGATCACAACCACTTCGGCA